GGTCGCCGTTGCTAGCGTACTGAAACCTATGTGTGTGTCCTGTAATCAACTTCCTGGGGTATCTTGTCAGATTACCAAACGCCACGTGGGCGTTGAAGTAGTGGCCATGGTGCAGAACGCAGTCGCCTATCTGGCAGGACTTCCAGTCCGCGATAGGGTGCCATTTAATCCTGCGCTCGCGTAGTCTTAGCATCTCCGGTACCGACTTCACCACTTCGGTCAGCTCCCTGGCGTGCGACCACACGTACCGGCGCAGTCGATCCTCATGGTTACCCTCCAGTAGCCTGACCTCGCTGACAAGTGAACACCACTGGTCAAGAATGCCGTTATATATCTTTATGTCCTCGGCGATGGTCTGTTTTCGCAGCGGGTTTTTGTCGTAGGATGAGATCTGCCAGAAGTCTAACGCATCGCCAAGTTGGATGATTCCGTCTATTTTTGCGAGTTTTACAATCCGAGGAATCAGGGCTAGGAAGGACACGTCGTGGTAGGGTATATGAATATCAGGTATAACCAGCCACCTAATAAGGCCACCTCATGCACGTAGAGAAAGTCCCGATTTCCAGTCTGGTCTTCGACCCAGCCAATGCACGCAAGCATGGCACCAAGAACCTTGAGGCCATCAAGGGAAGTCTAACACGCTTTGGCCAACAGAAGCCCATTGTCGTCGACGAAAAAGGGGTGGTCCTAGCCGGAAACGGTACCCTTGCCGCGGCGAAGGAACTCGGGTGGACGGACATTGAAGTTCACCGCACCGCGCTCACTGGCTCTGATAAGACCGCGTTTGCCATAGCCGACAACCGCACGGGGGAGTTGGCGGAGTGGGATATGGATAATCTAGGAGCTATTTTAAAAGACCTAGATACCGACTTATTGAAAGACATCGGGTTCGACGCAAAAGATCTAGAAAAATTAATGCCTGAATTAGTTAAAGAAGGTCTATGCGACGAAGACGAAGTCCCCGAAGTAACCGACACACGTTGCAAACCTGGTGACTTGTGGCAGCTCGGCAATCACAGGTTGCTATGTGGCGATTCCACGAACGTGCAGCATGTTGAGAGGCTGATGGGTGGGGAGAAGGCTGATATGGTTTTTACGGATCCGCCGTATGGGGACAATCATGCCGCAATGGACGTAGATCCAACCGGCGCAAAGAATGGCAAGAGTCTGGTCACGAAGTCACACAAACTGAAGAATGACGAAAATCTTGATTTCCTTCCTGGCGCTGTGGCTGCTTGCTTTGGAGTAGTGAAAAGCAACGCAACTAAGATGCTGTTTTTTAAGTGGAAGAAATGGAATGAGATCTTGCAGGCAACAGAATCATGGGGCGAACCGAGTGCGGTTTGTGTTTGGGATAGGGATGATATTGCCGCCGCTGTCATGAGGTTTAATCCATCCCACGAGTTTTGTTTCCATTGGGGAAGCCAGTTAGACAAGCACTCTACTTCCAATCTTAGAAATGTTTGGCGATGCAAAAAAGAATACGAGAACAAGGTTTTGCATCCAACGGTAAAACCGATTGAGATTCTTCAGCCAGCAATTGAAGTTTGCACGGACAGGAGCGCAATTGTTCTTGACCTATTCCTCGGCTCCGGCTCCACCCTCATCGCCTGCGAGAAAACTAACCGCCGGTGCTTTGGCATGGAAATAGATCCGCATTACTGTTCGGTTATCCTCGCCCGCTGGGAGAAATTCACTGGACAACAAGCTAAGCTATTGTCAACATAGAATTATGTTCCTGTGGAACAAAACCAATTAGCCCGGTGGGTAAGTGGCAGGCGGTAGACCTTCAAAATACAAGAAAGAATATTGTGATAGATTAATCGCTCATGTCGGTAGCGGTTTGTCATTTGATTCTTTTGCTGGGGAGATTGGCGTCAGTCGTGACACTATTTACGAATGGTGCAAAAAACACGAGGAGTTCTCCGACGCTAAAAGGGTTTCTGAGGCTAAAAGCTTAACATTCTGGGAAAAAGTTGGCAGAGCAGGTACCCTTGACCAACTCGACAAAATTACCGGCAAGACTGGAGCCAAATTTAACCATATTGCCTGGATTTTCTTGATGAAAAATCGATTTGGCTGGCGCGACCACGTGCAGGTGTCCGATACCAACGCAGGTGAAGTTAAGAAGATAGAAGTCAGCTACAAAATTGACTAACCCAAATTTCTCCACATTCAAACCGCTTCCATACCAGATGGAAGTGATAAGGGCTCTCCACAAAAATGACTACTCGCTGGGAACTCATGAGTTCTTACTGTCAGGCTCTGTCGGAAGTGCGAAGTCTATTCTGCTCGCCCACGCTGTCATCAGCCACTGCCTGCGAAATGCTAAATCTCGCGTCCTCGTGGGTAGATATTCACTGCCAGACCTTCGACTGACCATATGGAGAAAAATCCTCGAACACCTTGAGGGGCTGGACCTTGATTACAACCTCAACCTTTCACGCCTAGAAATCAGGTTCCCCAACGGGTCCGAGATCATATGCCGCAGCTGGGCGGATGGTAACTATACCCGCATGCGGTCACTGGAGCTTTCGGCAGCAGTGATAGAAGAGTTAACCGAGCAGGACGGGGACGAGGGGCTGGAGATCTATAACGAAATCAAAATGCGGGTGGGACGCCTGCCGTACATCAAGGAAAACTGGGTCATGTCGGCCACTAACCCTGGGGCACCGTCGCACTGGGCGTACAAATACTTTATCCAGGCTGAATCGCCTACCCGCCATGTCTACTATTCCGTCACCACGGACAACCCATACCTCCCGCCGCAGTATATCGACCAGCTCAAAAGGGACCTGGACCCGAAGCTGGCTCTGCGGATGATACATGGCCACTGGATAGAAATTTCTGGCGAGGTTGTCTACCACGCCTACGAATCTCCGGATCAGTTCCTTTGTAAGCCCTACACAGTCAACCCCGCTCACCCAATTATACTTAGCTGGGACTTCAACATCGGGGACGGCAAGCCCATGTCCATGTGCTGCATGCAGTACATCGACGACACCTTCCACGTATTCGACGAGGTGGTTATCGACGGCGCCAGGACGGCAGATACCATCGACGAGCTAGACCATAGGGGGCTGCTCAAGGCTGACTGGACCTACCAAATCTGTGGCGATGCCGCTGGAAAGCATAGGGATACTCGAGGCCGCCGATCGGACTGGGATATAATCTTGAAGGAACTCCAGAACAGAAACCTAAAGGTTACCTTTCTAGTCCCTCCTTCCAACCCAGGGGTCAGGAACAGGCATAACCGGGTAAACGCTTACTGTAAAAATGCCGAAGGTGCGGTTAGACTATTCGTATACGAGAAGGCCAGAACCGTTGACGAAGGGCTCAGGCTTGTTAAGCTGAAGCCGGGCGCAAACTACATAGAAGACGACAGCAAGAGGTATCAACACTGTACGACTGCCCTGGGATACGCTGTCTACATGCTTTCCATGATGGCAAGCAGGCCGGCTCAGTCAACTACTCTACTCTAGGGATGGAAAATGCTAGACCCAAAATCCACAGCCAAGATCGTCGAAGGCTATGCCGACTACCTCCGGTACAATAAAGACCTGCTCTGCATCTACGAAGGCCAGCTGCTCTCATATATCGAACAAGACTTGAGAAATCAGCTTAACTTTCAAAGTTATCAACAGGCTCTCCACAGGATATTCCCAGTCAATATCCTTACCAAAGTCATCGACAAGCTGACGAACATCTACCAGACAACTGTTGTCCGGGAAGTTGTTGACGGTACTCCTGCAGATGAGGAGCTGCTGGACTGGTACGAGGAGACCATGCAGGTAAACGAGCAAATGCAGTGCGCTAACGAGATGTATAACCTCTGCAAGGCGTCACTGATTCATCCCATGATCTACGAAGGCAAGCCCTACCTGCGGGTTATCCAGAACGACCGTTTCGTGGTCCAAGGCCAGGACATGGCCATGCCGACTAAGCCCACGGATGTCATCCTCCTGGCAGGGCAGAAGGATGGCAAGCCACTCTACTTCGTTTACGATGCGTACAGCTTCCGGATCTACGTCGGCGAGGATGTCGACACGGCCATGATGGGGCAGTACGGTAACGAGCTGGGGATTAACCCCTTCGGCAAGCTGCCGTTTATTTACACACCTGACAGCAAGTACCAGATCATGCCGATTCAGGACAGTTCCATGCTGAAGGTGGTTAAGACCGTACCGGTTATCCTGAGTGACCTAAATTTGGCCGCAATGTTTCAAACATTTAGTATCTTATTTTCGATTGACGCTTCCGACGAAAACATCAAGTTTGCCCCGAATGCTTTTTGGAGCTTTAAATCAGATCCAATGACCGGTAATAAGCCAGAGATTGGGCAGCTTAAGCCTCAGGTAGACATCGACCAGGTTATCCGCCTGGTGGAGGCCGAGCTGTCCATGTGGCTTGGCACCAAGGGCATCCGCCCCGGCTCAGTGGGGCAGCTCACAGCCGAGAATTTCAGCTCAGGGATTAGCAAAGTCATCGACGAAATGGATACCTACGAGGCTAGGCAGAAGCAGGTGACTGTATTCCAGAACACCGAAAAGAATATGTGGGAACTAGTCCTTAAGACCATGCATCCCTACTGGGTACAGAACGGAATGGTAGAGAATACTACCCTCTTCAGCCCGGGCGCTAAGATCAAGACCACGTTTGCCGTCCAGCTCAACATGCAGTCCAGGGGTCAGCTGGTGAAGGACCTGAAAGAGGAGATTGCATCCGGGTTCACAACCAAGAAATTGGCTATTTCTAAGCTTAACCCTGAGATGTCTGAAGAAGATGTGATCGAGCTAATGGCAGAGATCGACGCAGAAAGGACCATCAATGTCATTACTGGACCCGAAAGCAACCCTCCTGAGCCTGTCGATACCCAAGGAATGGACCAGAAGCCAGCGGATGGAGTTAGCTGACCTGGTCATTGAGCACATCTACGACCGGACAAATTCAGGCAAGGATGTAAACGGCAGGAACTTCAAACCATACAGCAAGGGCTATGAAGATTCCCTGGCCGGTAAGATCGGTAATAAGAAGGGCGCCACTCCAAACCTCCAGCTATCCGGTGACATGCTCGCGGCCATGACCCTGCTAGAGCAGCAGAAAGGAAAGGTTGTAATCGGATGGGCTGACCAGGGCGAGCGGGCTAAGGCTGAGGGTAATATTCTAGGTAGCTACGGTCAGCCAGACCCTAACCCTAAGAAGGCGCGGCCATTCTTCGGCATCAAGCCCAGTAAACTCCGTGAGCTTATAGACGCGGTGGACAATGGCTCTAACTAACCAGCAGAAGACCAACATCAGCAAGATCTTCAAGAAGATAAATGCTGCGTTAGTTGACGCAATCAAGCCGCGTGAATTGGAGCCGGTTGCACGGTTTGCCATCGACATAATTGTGAAGCGTACCCGCCTGGGGTATGGGGTATCCGCCCAGTTCGGGGCTAAGTCCCCACTTAAGAAGCTGACTGCGCGGTATGTCGAAAGGCGCCGCCGGTTCGGATTAGACAACCTAACCGCACCGAAGAAGTCAAACCTCACCCTCACCGGTCAGATGCTAAGGTCCATGGATATAATTAAGGCCAAGCCTGGGGCGGTGGTTATCGGGCCTACCGGGAACCGCACAGACAGCAAGGCTTCAAACGCCGAAGTGGCTCTCTACCAAGAGAAGCAGGGCCGCGTGTTCAACCGGGTATCCCTCCTAGAGTACCAGCAGATTCTGAGGTTCTACCGGCGCACATTCGGTGATGTACTCAACAAAAAGCATCTGCTACGCTAGCGAGCATTGACAATACCAGCCATCAGAGGTGAAAATGGAAAGCAAGGACGATAATCCGCCAGTGGCGGATAATTCTATTCCCGGTGGGAATGAATCCAACCAGCAGCCTGACATGCCCAAGAAAGATTCCGTAGCCTACGAAACGTACCAGAAGGTTCTGTCCGAAAAGAAAAAAGCGGCTGAAAGGCTTGCAGTTCTTGAGGCAGAGAAGTCTGAGCGCGAAAAGAAGGACATGGAAGCTAAAGGGGAATATCAGAAGCTGATCGAGCTGGAAAAAAAGCGTGCCGACGAAGCGTTGGCCAAGGTTAGCGCGTTTGAAGAGCAGATGACCCAGGGTAAGAAACTTCGTGCCCTGCTTAACGCTCTAGGTGGTCAGGTTGACGACAAGTTTTTAGGCTTTTTGCCAATCGACCAAATTGCTTTAGATCCAGAGACCAAGGACGTAAACCTAACATCGGTTGCTTCCGTGGCGGAACAGATCAAAAAGCAGTACCCGGAGTTCATTAAGAATCCAAATGCTCCCAGACTGCCGAACATGGCCCCGCAGGGTAACGAGGCAGGTAAGATCTCCGAGGCTGAGTGGAAGAAACTACCGGCTAAGGAAATGGCTAAATACAGCTCTAATCAAATTATTTGGGGGAATTAATCCATGTCAGCAACGACTCTCGCAGAAGTATCAAATCAGATCCAAAAATACTGGTCGCCTCTCTTCACCAAGCAACTCCGGGAATCCCTGTTGCTTGGCGGTTTGGTCGACAAGAAATATCAAGGCGCTATCGCTCGTGGCGGTGACACTGTTCGAGTGAGCCAAGTCAATGCTCCTGCTGGTCAGAACCTGACCGTCGGCACGGACGCAGATACATTCAACACTGAAGCTATCTCCACGTCCTATGTTGACATCAAGGCTGACAAGCGCGCGGTCGCTGCCTACGAGTTCCAGGATCTCGTGGAGCTTCAGTCCCAGATCGACAACAACCCCGAAGTACGTGAATCCCTCATGTACGCGATGAACAAGCAAGTTAACGACTACCTCTGGTCGCTCGTTTCTGCTTCGACATCTGCACCCGACCACAACATCAACGCTGTTTCTGACTTTAACAGCAGCCAGCTTTCCGCTTGCCGCGTGTTGGCAGCTCAAGCTAAATGGCGCCCTGAGCCAGGATGGTACGTCCTTGCAGACCCTCAGTATTACGGTGACCTGCTAAACAGCACCACCATCGTTAGCTCTGACTTCTCTGCTGGCGATGCCCCTACTGTCGGCGGTATGATCGGCACCAAGCGCTTTGGCTTCAGCATCTTCGAAGATAACAGCCGTGCTGCTGACCATGCTCTCGTGTTCCACCCTGACTTTATGCACCTCGTTCAGCAGCAAGCTGTCCAGGTGAAGGTATCCGACATGCACGCCTTGGGCAAGTTCGGTTACAAGCTCTCGGTTGATATGGTCTACGGTGCTAAACTTGGGATCAACGGCTCTGTTAAGCACATCCAAGTTTACAACTCTGCTTGGTAGTAAATGGAATTTGACTCACTGAACCCTTACCAATCACTTGTCCCGGTGGTCGCTGATTCACCGGGGCAGTTGGTTGACATGCTCAAGTCGATCAGGACACCTATTAAGATTGTGGCTATTGTTGGCTACGGTACAAAGCAGGTTGCCTATATCGCAGGGGATGTTAGGGTTGTTGCGAAAACTAAAAACACTAAAATTAAGGAATAACGAAAATGGCTGCTATTGCAAAAGCATTGAATGTAGGCCCCGCATTTTCTGCCGGTATGGAAATGGCACATGCGGAATATGATTTCGCGGTTGACGGTGGCGCTACTGGCGCTCTCGACATCTTTACCGCTGGCGAAGACATCGTCATCACCCACTTCCATGCCAAGGTAATGACCGCTTGTACATCTGGCGGATCTGCCACCCTGAAGGTTGGCGTTTCTGGCGGTACCACCGATCTCTTCATGAACACCACCCAGGGTGCGGTTGCTTCCTTGACTTCCAACGCAGTAATCCTGCCTCCGGCTGTTGAAGGAACCCCCAACGCACTTCCCCTGCCGTACAAGTTGGCATCTGGTGGTAAGTTGATCCAGACCATCGGCACTGCTGCTATGACCGCTGGTAAGGTGAAGTACGTCATCGGTTACGTAAAAGCTTAGTATCTAGCGCGCTAGTTGAGGGGTATTGCCATGGATGGTGATACCCCTCAGTGGCTTGCGGGGGTTATGTGGCTTTACCAAATCACATCAATGACCGAGAACAGGCCAAGTTTGTAGAGCTTGATGGTGAAGTAGCTGTCAGGACTACAGCTAGCGGTGAATTCGCTACGTCTGGATTAAAAACAGGCGGGAGAATTACCGAGGTAACAGTAAACTCTAGTACGTGGACCGCCCTACCTCCTACCGCCCTTGCCAACCGTAACGCCTTAGCTATTCAGAATGCCTCTGGTGTAGAGATCAAGGTCAACTACGACAATACAGAGCCAGGCTATGTCGGGATGGTTGTGGCTGATGGCATTGAGCGGTTCTACGATATTAAGGATACCATCCTAATATACGGGAAAAGCTCTGGGGCTGATGCGGTTCTCAATATTGAGGAGCTTGCATAATGGCTACAATTGGCGCAACAAGCTCATGCTCAACTGGCGGTGGAACAACCGTAAGCGATGAAGTCCCGCAATGTCTTGGAAAGTTGGTATTAGAGGCCGATTCAATCTTTAAAGCTTATCCGAATACCACATGGAGGATTGTTAATAGTACAATCCCCTCACAAGAATTCAGGGTAAAAACTGGATCTCAAGTGGAGAATATATTGTGAGTCAACAAAAGTTTGGTATTGGCTCTGTTCCGGCAACCCCAGAATCTGGCTATGTGACTATCTATCCTAAGTCAGACAAACGCATGTATGGCAAGGATGCCAACGGTATTGAGTTTTCCCTTGGCGCAATCGCTAGTACAGATGCCCTGCCAGAAGGCGCCACCAACCTATACTTTACCGATGAACGTGCTCAAGACGCTGCTCTTAGTGTTTTGGCGGATAGCGCTGATATTGACTTTACTTATAACGATGCTGGTAACTCGGCATCTGCTGTTCTTACTACGTCAGGGGCATCGGCTGGGACGTACGGCTCGGCTAGTCAGACACCTGTAGTTACTGTGGATGCTAAAGGACGGGTTACTGGGATTTCTCAGACACCAACAGCCGCTCTAGCTAATACAGATGCCTTGCCAGAGGGGGCAAGCAATCTCTATTTCACGACTGAAAGGGCTCAGGATGCCGCTCTTGGTGTCCTCACAGATAGTGCCGATATTGATTTTACCTACAACGATGCCGGTAACTCAGCAACAGCAGTGCTTACCACATCAGGTACGGCAGGTACCTATGGATCAGCTAGTTCTGTGCCGGTGCTCACACAAGATTCCAAAGGTAGATTGACGGGCGTCACTGATACACCGATAGCATTACTCGGCGCGGCAATCACAGCACTGACTGGACTCACTGAACAGTACGGCTTTGTGGAGGCTACGGATACGCTATTGCAGGCCATCGCTAAACTCGGCTACAGTTCATGCTTACAGAAAAACACGATTAACACTAATGCTACGCTAGTAGACGGAGAGACCTGGATAAGGGCAGAAACTAGCATTACTGGTACATCGGAAATATTAGCTCTTGGTTCTTCAGAAGTTTTATTTATATAGAGGTAAATAATGGCAAAGGTAACCTTAGAAAATCAATCGGCGGCGTCAGTTCCAACGCCAGCGAGCGGGCGCACTACGGTATTCGTTGACAGTGCGGATAAACATTTCAAAATTAAAGACGATACCGGTGCCGTTACTGATACTTCTGTACCAGGTTCAGCAATAACAAGCTTGACTGGTGACGTAACAGCAACTGGGCCTGGGGCAGCTGCTGCAACCGTAACAAATGCCTCCGTTATCGCTAAAGTTTTGACGGGGTATTCTGCGTCATCAGGAACCTTGTCATCATCTGACAGTATCCTGACCGCATTCAATAAACTCGGAGCTAGGTTAGATTGCGGGTGGTTTGGCACCGGGAACGACGGGACAGCCACAATCTCTGTCGATACTACCCTGATTAGGGATATGTATTACAGCTCCCTTCAAATCAATACCGGCGCTACCCTGTTCACTGCTGGGTACAGGGTACATGTTCTTGGCGATTTCACTATTCAATCTGGGGCCTTTGTTGATCGTAGCGGGAACAACGCAACGTTATCATTAGCTGGTGCAGGTCAGACGGCCGGTACAATTGGTGCCGGGTCAGCTGGAGGTGTCGGTGGTGGGGTTGGAGCTGGTACAGCAGGTAGCGGCCAAACGACTTGCGTTGGAGGCGCCGGAGGTGCTGGAGGTGCTGGAGCTTTTGCCGGTGGTGCCGGTGGGGCAGCAACTGTCCCAGTCGCAACTGTTGGCGGGGTTGATGCTCTTTACGCAGTTCGGCAAGCTACCGTAGCAAGAGACATAACCAACGTTGTGATGACTCCAGGTTGTGGTGGAGGTGGCGGTGGCGGATCTGGCGCCGCTTCTTCTGGCGGTGGTGGCGGTGGTGGGGCTGGAATAATTGTAATCATGGCCCGCAACCTGACCGGTAGCGGAACAATTAGAGCTATCGGCGGAAGCGGTGGTAATGCCAACATTGCGACAGGCGGCGGTGGTGGAGGAGGCGGCGGGGGAACTATCGTTCTCGTAACTGAGAATGATACGACAACCACATCTCTTACTGTTAGTGTCACTGGCGGATCTGGCGGGGCGGGAAACACCACCGGTTTAGCGGGCGCAACTGGCGCCAACGGTCGTATCTATAGAGTGAGGACATAACTATGGCTAAGTTTCTAGTAGTTGATTCAGAAAATCATGAGCCTTATGCTCTATATGAAGCAGACTCCCAGAGGCCAGATGATTTTTTGGTAGAAGGCAAAAGCTTTATTCATTGCATTGTTACGACTGGTGCCAACCCAAGCTACTGCAATATTGTAAATGATGCAGGTATCTGGAAGGCCACTCCTAAAATAGATGTGAATTTTGTAAAAGGCGAGTTGATGAAACGCATTGATTTCGCAATCGGTTTGATTGCGGAATTCTCTGCTGAAAACCAGCTTCTTGGGATCACAGCAGAGCAAACCACCGCGGTATTCGGAGCTATGTCTGGCATCATTCTTGCCATGCAGGTTGGCGCACTCGAGACGGCTATCGCTATGCTTAAAGCTCTGCCAGACGAAGTAATGGATGGGGTTATCTTTTCAAAGGCTAGGCTTCTTGTTTACGTTAACAAGTGCGAAAACTTTATGGGTGTTCCTTTAAGCGGGGCCTGGTAATGATTTTAGACCAACGGGTACTGTTCAACAGCACAGATATCAGCCATGAAGTCAACGACTACAGGGCCGAGCATGCTGATTTCCCTTACAGCACTGGTCAGTATCTTTATATTGGTTCTGTTCTGCCATTCAACAATCTCTGGTTTGAGATGGGGACTTCCAACAATGTTACTGCTGCCGTTAGCATTGATATATGGTTCGGTAATACTTGGGTTCCTGCTGTTGATGTTATTGACCAGACCAACGGACTGAAGAACTCTGGGAGGATCCAGTGGAATACGGACCTGAACAAGGGATGGGATCTGCAACAGTATTCTAAGGATGTAACAGGGTTCTCTGCTACGTCTGCCATTTACAATATGTACTGGCTACGTATGTCTTGGTCAGCAAACTTCCACAGCAATACCAGAATCAATTATATCGGCCAGAAATTTTCAGATGACACGGTCCTATATAGCTTCTACCCGGACCTGAATAATACGACAGTCCAATCTAGTTTTGCTTCCGGTAAGACTGATTGGACCGAACAGCATTACATGGCTGCAGAGCATATCGTCAGGGATCTCAGGAAGAACGGCATCATCATCACCCGGGCGCAGATTCTGGACTATTCCCTGTTGGTGGACGCTAGCTGCCATAAGGTTGCAGAGATTATCTACCAGGCTTTCGGGGAGCCGTACTTCGAGCAGCTCAAAACCGCACGCTCGGCCTATAAGGAAGCCAGTCAGATTAAATTTTTCAACGTCGATAGGTCTGGAAACGGGCGTCTGGACGACGTAGAGCGATGCCACTCAACCTCATTTGTAACTAGGTAACATGGGTAAAATACTCACAATTTACGACAAAATTGTAGACGTTCTGGAAGCCCAGTTATCGACCCATACCAGGATGCCGAACCCGTACGAGGTAAACGCCAACACCTACTTGCATTTGAATAATGGTTTCGGTGTCGGCATCGGGGCAGGCCAGGACACTGAGAGGTATGTAGGATGTCTCGTTACTTGGGAGCAGTCCTATAGTATCATTTTGGTTAGAAGGGTAGTTACTACCCAGAACAATACGACGGCCCGTGAGACTATCGAGAAAGATATACTTGCAGACTGGGATGTTCTGAGGAAAGCTTTCTACCTGGATAATACCCTGTCAGGGAATGCAATTAAAACTACCGTGTTAAGCCACGGCGGGGTTAATTTCATAGACGGGGACAGGCTCAAGTTTCTGGCCCTAGAGATGCAACTGGTAGCCGAATACCAAGAAGACCCTAACGCCTAGTCAAGGAGTGACAATAATGGCTTCTATTTCAACCCGCAGTTCCGTTCTGGCAATCAAAGAAGAAGTCACCGAAGGGACGCCGGTTGTCCCTACGTCAGCTTCTGACTACGTTGCCCTTCAAGATGACTTCTCCATGGCTCCGGCAACGGACGTCCTGGATAACGCCGAGCTTAAGAGCTCTATCGCTCCTGGTAAGCCTATCCAAGGGGCAGAAAACCCCACGGCGAGCTTCAGCCACTACCTGAGAGCATCTGGCACGATAGCCCAGGCGCCTAACTACGGCCTCTTGATGAAGGCTGCTTTCGGTGCGGTTGCTACGGCATCGACCGAATACGACACGGTTGCGGCTTCTACCACCTCCCTTGTGAAGGTTGATACCGGTGAAGGCGCCACCTTCCAGCGCGGTGAGGCTCTGCTTATTAAGGATGCAGTATCCTCGTCAGGTAACTACTCCATCCGCTGTATCGACAGCATCGCGTCTGACGACTTGACCATCGGATTCCGCACGGCATCGGCTGTCGGTACGTCTAAGAACCTTGGTAAGGCTGTGCTCTACTACCCGGTCAACTCGGGGCACCCTAGCCTCAGCCTATGGCACTACCTCGGTAACGGCGGCGCTCTCCAGTGCATGTCTGGTGCGCGTGTAACGGATACCTCTATTGAGATCTCGGCAGGGGACCTGATCAATGCCAGCTACTCCCTGGAAGGAACCCAGTTCTACTTCGACCCCATCACCCTGACTTCTTCTGACACGAAGCTGGACTTCACGGACGACGACGGCACCTTCGCTGCCACCATTGCAGCTAAGACCTACAAGGACCCGCACGAGCTGGCCCAGGCTATCCAGGATGCCATGAACACGGCTAACGCTGGGGAGACCCACACCGTTACGTATGACGATACGAACGGCAAGTTTACCATCAAGTCAACCGGCACCTTGCTCAGTCTTCTGTGGAACACCGGCACTAACGCTGCCAACACCATTGGCGATAAGATCGGGTTCAACACAGCGGCCAACTCCACCGGCACTGCTGCAACCACCGGCTATACCTCGGCAAACGCGGTATCTTTTGCTTCTCCTCAAACCCCATCGTTTGACAACGCCGACCCGCTGGCAGCGAAAGACATGGAAGTTATGCTTGGGGACACGGCTGACTATCTCTGCTTCCAAGCCTCTTCTGTATCGGTCAGCTTGGCCACGCCGAAGACTAACATCAGCTCGGTTTGCGCTACGTCCGGGATCTCCGGGTCGATTGTTAACGATCGTAACGCAACGGTTACTATCCAGGCTGTCTTGGATAAGTACGACGCAGCAGACTTCAAGGCTTACCGATCCAACAGCAACGTAAAATGCCAGGTCTCCTTCGGCAACAAGTCCGGTGGAAACTGGGTTGCTGGAAAGTGCGGGGCAATCTACATTCCTACAGCGACAATTACGAGTTTCGAAGTAGTCGACAACGACGGTCTGGCCAACATCTCGATCGAACTGGCTGCCTACGCAGACAGCTCGGGTCAAGGTGAGGTCTACGTCAACTTCCTGTAGGTGTTAGATGGCTTCTGTTAAGTTTGTACCTTCGGTTTGCAAGGGTGAAAGCCCCTCTTTTGAGGGGTTCGTAACCATGAAAATGCCTAACTTTGACGAGAAGTATGGGTTTATCGAAGACCTGGACCTTGAGCTAGACGAAGAAGGCAAGGTAGCCATGGGTAATGCTAAGAAAGGTCTTAGCATGATCCGCAAGGCTGTTAGAGCCAGCAAGTCTTTCTACCAGCATGTGGAGCTAAAGCACCTGCAATCCGGGAAGACTTTCGGATCTTTTGACGATTTGTCTAGCGACGATAAGGCTCATGCGATTTTGATCGAGGTAGCAACTGCTCTGATGGCAGGGCTGCCGATGGGAAACGACTAAAAGCCGCTCTCAGGACGCAGGTTCGGTCCGCCTATAACGGTGGGAAATTGCAGAATGAGACGGCTTTTTTGCTAGGTGAATACGTTACTCGCAAGCGATTAGCCAAGCTGGGGTATACTAGCCCTATCGGTCAACTTGATAGCTTCAGGGTAGAGGCTTTCTGTATGATCGATGCTGAGATTGAAGACCTATCTTCAAGGGAGATGAAGAAGGCTAATGGCAAACGAAAATGACATACCGTTAAATATTACGGCTGATACCGAGGCCGCCCAGAAAAACCTGGAACAGTTTACCGCTGCCATAACCAAACTGATGGGCAGCCTAAACCAGTCGATCGATAACGGTATATCCAAGCCCCTAGAGAACGTAGCCAAGAACAGTAAGAAATCTACCGACCAGATCAGTTCGTTCTTCAGCAGCATTAAGGTAGCAGCAGCGGCGGCATTTGCCGTGTTTGCCGGTAAAGAGGTGCTTGGGTTCTTCTCTGACGCCATTAAAGAGGGCGCAGAGGCGGATAAGGTACTGGAGAAATTCAATTTCACCCTTGCAGCTACCGGGGAATACAGTGCAGAGGCGTCTAAAGGACTCCAGGAATACGCGGCATCTATCCAGCAGTCCACGACATTTACGGACGACGCTGTACTAGGCGCTCTTACCCTAGCCAAGACTTTCGGACTGACAAACGACGCGGCTAAAAACCTAGTGGATGCTGCCGTCAACCTGGCTGCCGTGCAGGGGACAGACCTTGCCACAGCTACCGATAAGCTCCTCAACTCACTGAACGGGCAAGGACGAGCTCTTAAGGACCTTGGACCACAGTTTGCCAACCTGACTACCGAGCAGCTCAAGGCTGGAGAGGCGGTTAAGCTGGTAGAACGCAGGTTCGGGGACGCAGCCAGAACTCTAACATCTACGTTTGCCGGGGCTAGTACCCAGGCAAGTAACGCCTTCGGGGAATTCCAGGAGACTGTCGGGAAGATAATCACCAACAGCCCGGATGTGATTAAAGCTATCTCTGCGATAGCTAAGATTTTCAATACGTTCTCTGATTCTGTATCCAAGAATGAGTCTGGTTTTTCTAAGTTCCTGTCGTTCCTTATCAAGGCAACGGCAGAAGCTGCCGATCTTGTGGTGAACAGTTTCGCGATTATTACCACCGGATTCCTGGAACTCGGGAAGGCTATCGGCAAAGGGGCTTCCCTTGTAGAGGCTGCTTTCAAGGGACTCAGTGGCGACACGAAAGGGGCAAAACTTGCCCTACAGGATTTCGCTGTCGGTGGTAACTCGTTTGTAAGGACGCTAGACGGCGTAGAAATGGCTCTGGATAAGGCTGCCAAGATAACCAGAGAGACGGCGGATAGTATCGGGGTTGTCGGGGATAAGTCCAAGAAAACAGACGACGCCTTAAAACAGATCAATGCTACTGCTGATAAGAGCAAAATTGCTTTCGGTAAGCTCCGTGAAGAGGCTTTGAAGTTTGCGGAAGACCTAGCTCTCAGGTCCGCAGACGCTTTCGACAAGTTGACGCTGCAACGCGCAAAAGATCTCAAGGAGCTGAATAAATTTCTTAAGGACGGAAGCCTTACATATAAAGAGGCTGCTGATGCAAGGGTAAGAATCGAAAACGATTTCTCTAAGAAGACCCAGGAGATCAGGGACAAGGACCGCAAGGACGCCCAGGCAGCTATCGACAAGTTCAATGACGACTATGCCAAGTCACTTGAAGATAGAAAAAAGCTGATCGAAGGTGCATTCAAGGATCCGATCCAGGCTGCGATTAATTTCGATACCTCATCTGGTTCAGCTAAACAAGTCGGTGCAGCTATCGGCCTTGGCATTGTTTCCGAGATGCTGAACGGTGCTAAAGGAGCCCAGAAGATTCTGTCTGCCGGTATTGGGGCCGCTGCCGAAGCTTTCCTTCCTGGATTTGGCGGGGAAATTGGCCAGCTTGCAGACCAGCTCCTGACCCTTGGCCCTGACGGTGCTAAGGCCATGGTCCGCGAGTTTGTGGACGCCCTGCCAGATCTGGTTATTAAATTAGCAGATGCTATCCCAGCGGTAGTTGAGGCTCTCGTAGATAGCCTGATTAACAAAGGCGGTGTTGTCCGCATTGCTGTAGCACTTGCCAGGGCTATGTCTGGTGAGGCTGTCTGGCGGTCGATCGGTAAGCAGATCGGGACAGAATCAACTGCCGTAATGGTTTCAGGGTTGAGCAATTTCTTCTCTACCCTTGGTCAAAAAATATCGTCAGCTTTCCAGCAATCTATACCTCTGTTAAGGCAAGGTATTGTCAATGGTATGCTTGCTGGTGTCGGAGGTATAACGGTAGCGATTACAAATTCTATTGCTTCCGGAGTTCAATCCGTTGGACCGGTTATTATCAATGCCTTCTCAGAAGCCGCTGGATTGCTACGTTCGGCCCTTTCTAATTTCCCATCAGATATTGGGGCCGCAATCTCTGGAGCCATCAGAGGTATCAAGTTTAGTACCCAGATCAAATTGAACGTAGAAGGTCTGGTTGATGGGATCAAGGACGGCGTCAGGGATGCACTTAGTGATCTTCCTGGTGCAGTTGCTGATGCAATCAAAGGGGCTGTCAGTTTCGGCGGTGGGGGAGGTGGCGGTGGTGGAATCCTTTCTGGATTAGGTCTTGCCACCGGTGGTCTCGTACCCCCAGGGTACAATAATGATACCTTCCCAGCTCGCCTCAGCTCCGGCGAGTTGGTTATCCCGAAGGACTTAGTAGGCAGCCTGTCTGATTTCCTTGACGTAGGGTTGTCGCCTAAAAAGGATAACGGGGATCTTAACACGGCTATCCTAGGCAAGATTGCCGCTCTACTTGGTCAGCCGATGAATGTAGAATCGTCTATCAATATATCGGGACAGGCTTTCGCGGATATTATCCTGAAGCTCTCCCGCAATAATGCAAGGTTGACCGCCTAATGGGAACAGCCAGAATACGCTTCATGTCCAACCAGTATATGAATAGGAATTTCACCTATTCGTCGCAGCAGTCTAGCTTTCCGGCGTCCAACGTGTATAACACCAGCAGAAGCCGGGTGTGGAAACCGGCAGGGAATTTTGAGATCACCACTGCCAACAACAAGCTGTATATAAACGATGGATCAAATAAAACAGTTACTCTTATTGCGGGAAGCTATACGCCAGCAAGTCTGGCATCGCACATTCAAACTCAACTTAACGCTGCTAGCTCTAACTGGACTTGCAGCTACGATCTTGTTAGCACTTTTAAATTTACCATAGCCAGATCTTCTGGAACCAATGTCCTGCGGAAGTCTCAGACCACGGATGCTGTATGGGATACGATCGGTTTTACCGGTAATACCGACATCAGCACCGACCCTTTCGTAGCTGACGAGCAGAGAAACCATACCTCTGAGTGGGTCAAATGCGACCTTGGCATCCCGCAACAGGCTACCTTTGTCGGGGTTATCTCTGGTATCGACGAAGTATTCAGCCTGTCCGAGACGGCCACGGTTAAGATCCAGGCCAACAATATCGACTACTGGGAATCCCCGCCGGTAGATATCACTATCCCGGTAGACGATTCTGGCTGCTTGCGGTTTATCGACACTGAAAACACTGCATCCTATCGCTTCTGGCGAGTACAGATTGTCGACAGGCTAAATTACCTTGGACCTGAAGGAATTAAGATTGCCTATGTCTATGTTGGCGACCACGTCAGCATGACTACAAGCAATATTGCTACCGGATTCCGAAAAGAACTTGTAGACCCGTCAAATGTTCTGCAATCAGAAAACGGTGCTTTATTTTTCGAAACCAGGCCACGCTACCTATCGTTTAGCAATGCCCAGGTCCAACTACTTTCTGGGTCAGAGCAACGTGAGCTAGAGCAACTCTTCTACGATCTAGGTAAGCGTGAACCGTTCTTCGTATCGATTGACCCTGACCTTGAGGTATCCGCAACTCTAGGGGAGCTTACGCGGTTTGTGGTTATGACAAATAACCCGACGTTCGACCATGTAATCCGCAATTACTACAATATCAATTTCGACATGAGGGAGGCGTTCTGATGGCTTTCCTACAATTCCCTCAGCAGCAATATTTCCGAATCGTGAATACTGGGGAAGAGGCCAAGCTTGGCTACTTCAACCTTGGTGCAGGTACCGAACTCAAGTTTATGATGGTTACCCTGTTCCAGCGTGGGGTAATTGCCAGCCCTTACACGATCAGAATGAAGATCTACGGTAATGATACCTTAGTGGATCCGATCGTTACGAGTGAGTGGGTAACGCTGTCGGCTGCAACCCTTCTGAACGGGAACGACACGACAGGGACGACATACACCAACAACTGGTTTGGTAACGTCTATATCCCGTTCTCAGGTAACCCGCTCAACCCAAACATCAATTACTACATGACCATGGAAACCAGCGGCTATACCAGGGTAGGAGATACGTTCTACCTCGGCGTGAACCTGGACTGGTACTCCCCGACTAATACCGCTGTCTCTGCTACCGAAGCTGGTGGGCGGGTGGCAATTCTAGGTAAACGATGAGCATATCCACAGAGAAGGTTAAGCTCGCTACCGAAAGGTTCCTGCTCGTCAGGCTTACCCCCGGTAGGTATATCGCACCTGCCCTGCTGAGTGGATCGACATACCAGCAGACATTCAACTACCCGCTAGCTAAGATAGAGCGCAACGGGGTTGAGATGACAAAAGTTACTACGCTGTCCAGTAATGACCAGTGGACGCATGATGAGACTACCGGGGCGCTCCAGGTCCGCCTTGCATCGGCACCCAACTCCACCACGAACGTCTTGATAGCATACTACTACCTCTTTTATACCGGGACTGTGTTCCGATCCATCTACCAGGACCCGGAAGACACGGCTACGACGGTGCGGGATTGGCAACCAAGGCTACTGAATTACCCCATCGTAGGGCAGTCTTTCAGTAATATTATCAACGGCGTGTTTACGATTGCAGATACCAACGTCGATATTATCAACCACGACGCGGATTTTCAGCAGTACCTGACCGACGACGACAGCTTCTATAACAAGCAAGTCGACATATGGCTCTGTATTGGATCGGTAGAGAACATCCAAAAGATATTCACAGGGACAATCAGCAGACTAACCATGACTCAGAGCCGGGTGACTCTGGAGGTTGTGGACAGCTTCAACAAGCTGAAACAGCCTGCATATATGGGGGACACCGTCGATGAGTCAGTATTCAGACTTGCTGCCTCTAGCTTTCCTAATCTTGACCCTAAACACAATGATGTTCCTTGTCCTTATATTGTGGGGGCTTACTCACGCTACCAAACGAGAACCAAAACCGGAGTCCCATCCGGCGCACCGTCAGCCTATGAGGTCTTCGTCGGTACGGAAGCCAGCTGCACAAACTACAGTACGACTACTTCCACGACAACCAACCGGGAGTGGGGGTGCTGCCGGCAAAAAGGTAGCGTGGCCACCCAAGCTTTCGGAGCTGTTCAAGCAAACTTAGATACCGGTACCGGTTTCCGCTTTGTGCGGTTTGCTTCTATTGCTAATGTGCAGATTGGCGACACGATAAAATGGACCGAGGGCGGAACGGATTACTATGGACTCGTTAATTATATCGGGGCTTTCACTTATAGCTCTGTCAACTACAATCTTATTTTTTCTGACCCTTCAGGCCCTTTCTCAAACGCTTCCACCGTCGCCAACCTCAAAAGTTTCGCGGCGTTTATTGAAGCTCCAAACGAAACATTAACCTTTGTCCAGCCTAGGTATAGCAGGGACTACACGATCTCTGAGACCACCACTAGCGGTGGGAATAAGTACGTCAAGATTACCTTCGCCAACAACTTCGAGGCGAGCCATGCAGGGTTTGCCAAGGTGGAGCCGGATAACCAGCGGGTCTATTTCAGGACAAGCAACGCCACGGTCCAGAAGCATGGAGACATCCTGAAAGAGATCATGGGTAAGGTTGGACTCGCTACCAATGCAGCTACATTTACCCAGGCTGACACGGATCTAGCGGTAAATTGCAGGTTTCACATCCCGAACTTTGACGAGCTGGCAGCGGATACCTACCTGAAATACTGCCAGGATGTGCTGGCTAGCAGCCTTGGTTATATGAAAATAAACTCCAGTTTCGAGGTTGAATACAACCTGTTGTCTGCCCCGACCTCTACCGATATTCGGGATAACTTCCTGATGATCGATGAGGAGTCAACTTGTCAGGTGGAGTACCAGGACATCGTTACGAAGGTGATCGCCTATAACCCGCATAATGATTCTGGAGATGCCATTGTTGCTGCCAATACTCCGGCAGCTACAGCGGAAAACGTGAAAGCAAAATACCTGCATGGTATCGTAAATGTGGACAGGTTCCGCCACGTCCTGGAGGAGCTAACCAGCAAGATTACGGATCATATCGGGGTTAAGTCTTCTAGATCAGCCAAGTATTTGTTTGCAACGGCTACCCAGGATATCGATACTGAACTTGGGACGGACTTGCAGGTAGAGAACAAGATTCTCCTTGGCGGGTCCAGTGCAGCTGATGTTAAGGTGATTTCAATTGAAAAATCACCAGCTAAAATATCAATCGTGGCCTCTGACTTAAAAGGATTTTAGTCATGGCAGGAACAGTTAAGAAGCTTCAGTTTTCGGAAGGCACAGACGTAGGCGCACCTACAGACCTGAGCCTTGCTACCAGTACCACCACTATCAGCTCTTATGTGGATGACGCAGCATTTGTAACCGCAAACGGTACAGCTTCCGAAGGTGACGTATATCTAAACAGCACAACTAACAAGTTTAGGTATTACGTCGGAGGGTCATGGCGTAACGGTGCTCCTGAAGTTTCACCTACACTCACAACGCCGCTTGTAACCGCTGGTGGATCTATTGATGTTACAGGAGCAGGTTCATTCTCATTAGCGGCCAGCATGGGAGCTAACAACCTGACCCTTGGGGGAGCTTCATCTACGGTTGTAGTTCCTGGAAACATGACTGTGTCTGGGGTAACAACAACGATTAATAGCACCACGGTTGATGTTGCTGATAAAAACATCACGATTTCTAAGGGCGGTAACGATGCAGCTTCTGAGGGATCTGGAATCACGGTTGACAGAACTAGCACTAAGGGCAGCATCATCTACAAGGCTGCAAGTGCCTCTAGGTTTGCAATTGGAGACTTGGCTTCAGAAGTTGACGTAGTTGCAACATCCGCTACTCAACAATTGACCAACAAGGATTTTGATGGCGGTACAGCGAGTAATGCGAACCGCTTTACCGTTCCTAAAAACACAAAATCCAACCTTGATGCACTGACGCGCAAGGAAGGTACGCTAGTATTTGCGACTGATACACAGTCAGCATACCTAGATTACAACTCCACACTTAACCCTCTCGGAGGTGCTGGAGTGACTTTGACGGTCACTCAGGCATCGCACGGGTTTACCTCGTCAAACTACGGGGCACCGCTTTACCTTAACGCTGGAGTTTACACGCTGGCGAAAGCAGATGCAGCGAGCACGGCTGAAGTGATTGGTGTGATCGACACAGTGATTGACGCCAATACGTTCTCGCTGAAAGAAGCGGGTTCAGTAGCTGTCAACACGGCCGTCAGCGGAGGAGCTTTGACGGCAGGTACGGTGTATTTCCTTAGTGCCTCGACAGCAGGTCAGATCACTGCTACTGAGCCAACGACGGTAGGGTATGTCTCCAAGCCTATCGGTGTGGCAAATAGCACCACGACATTGATTCTTACACAGTCTCGCGGTGTGGTTATCGGCGGCGCAAACGCTCGCACTACGATCTCACTCGCGAACAATGCGACCACGACTGTTCAGAACGTATCGGCTTACTCGGCTGGCGAGCTGTCTGGTTGGATCACGATTGCAGCGACAACTCCCTTGCAGTTTTACGTTCAGGCGCAATTCGCCAAGAACGGCGCGGCGAGTGACTACAACATTGCTTACCAGACAACTGGAGACACACCACCGAGCGGGTTTAGCCTAACCGTGACGAGCGGG